AAGAGTAAGCATTGTAATATCAGCAGTAGCATCTGTTCCTTTAAATATAATATCACTATTATTTGCTGTTGCATCTATTGTGATATTACCTGAACTTGTAGAAAGAGTAACTGCAGCATCTCCAGCAGAAAGATCATCGGCTGCAAGACTTGATACTGATTGAGCAGCCCAAGATATATCCGTTCCATCTGATTTTAGTACATAAGTATTTGAACCTACAGCAAGAGCAGCAGGATCACCACTTGCATCACCATATATAATTTTACCTCTGGCAAGACCTGCCATCTTTCCTAAAGTAATTTGATTATCAGCAATGTGTGCTGTATCAATAGAACCAGCAGCATAATGTTCTGAATCAATAGCATCATCTGCTATGTGGGCATTGTCTATTGAGCCATCAGCATAGTGTTCAGAATCAATAGCATCATCTGCTATGTGAGCATTATCTATTGAACCGTCAGCATAATGTTCTGAGTCAATAGCATTATCTGCTATGTGGGCATTATCAATAGAACCATCAGCATAGTGTTCGGAATCAATAGCATTATCTGCTATGTGGGCATTATCAATAGAACCATCAGCATAATGTTGTGAATCAATAGCATCGTTAGCAATTGTTAAAGCACCATTTGTTGCTATGGTAGCATCCCCTGAGATTACCACTGGATTAAAGTTTGTTCCATCAGCAATTAGAGCAGCACCACTTGTGTTAGTAGCCATAACAATATCATCACCGGTAACAGTTAAGTCTCCACCTACAGTAACAGCACCGGTTGTTGTTACAGAGTCTATAAACGCATCTTTCCAACGAACACCGGTTGTGCCTAAGTCTACGTCACTATCTGATTGTGGTCCAAATACATTATCACCAAGATAAACTTGTTCAACATTAGCTGCAAAAAAATGTATCTCATCAGCTGTTTCAAAGTCTATTTTTGTCTGATCATCTTCACCAATTTTAATATCAGTTGCTAATAGAGAAGTAATAGTAGTTTGTGCAGCTGCCACTTCTAAATCTACTGTGTTATCACCATCTTGATATGTTGCTGAAATACCTGTTTCTGTATTACTAGTAAACATAGCACCAGCAGTATCAGAAATATACTCAGCAAGAGTTGTACCATCAACTGTTATAGCATCAGCCTCTAACGTACCATCAATATCTGCATTTCCAGATACATCTAAAGTTGCAGCATCTAATTCACCGGATAGAGTAATATTAGTAGCACCTGTGATAGCACCATCTAAAGCAATTGCACCGTTTATATCTATAGTAGTAGCAGCTATTTGTATTTCTGTGTCAGCTATTATGTCAAGTTGCCCATCAGCAGAAGAGTAGATCTTCAGAGCAGTGTCTCTAAAATATAGTTCTTCAGTTGTAGCAAAAAGTACACCATCAGAGAATTTAAAATAATCTTCATCTTCCATCCACGTAATAACACCATCTGTTGTCTCTCCATCAAATGTCATTACGATGTCTGTACCAGCTGTTCCTACTCCAAATGTTGGTGCAAGGAATGCTGAAGCTACCTGATCAAACTCATCGTTTAAATCAGAGGCTTCAATGGTACCTCCATCTACTATTCCTGCTGAACTCTGTCTAGTGTAAACAGCCATCTATCTTCTCCCCCCCGGTGTAAATTCTAATTCAAAACCTTTTAAAGACCACGGGATGTTGCTGCTTGTATCTGTTAGTTTTACAGCTACAGCAAATCCTGATCCTTCTACAGGTGTTCTTGTTATTGGTAAATCTCCTTGTCCATATGCTGAAGTTCCAAATATTCCATCACCATAGTTAGCACCACTTCCTGATGAAGTTATTGAAAATACATCTGGCTGAGGAGTTTTAATATCATCGTAGTTATATTTTAGATACAGATTTGCACTAACAGCACCTTCAGGTTCCCAGTTAAGGTTTACCCTTTGCATATTTTTTCTAACTCCCGGATCTCCCATAGTTAGATCTGGAGATCTGTACGTTGCATCTAAATTTGCTGTTCCCCCAGCTCTTGTCCATACGTTTCCTGAATCTTGCTTGTAAATATATCCATCATATCCACCATGTATAATTGTTTCTACGTTGCTTATATAGTCAGAATCACAGCTGGAAACTTTTAATCCTTTTAAATCTGCATATTCATATCCCATTTGTTGTGTGTTGGGATTTATCTTTATCACAGCAATTAATCCTTTTTGTGAACCTTCTAAACCTGCTGTTACAGGGTAGAATAAACGATATTGTGATTTATCTCGTATTACCAAAGAGGTAACATTATCGTAAGTGATATCACTGATTCTATCTTGGATTTGCTTAGATACAGTTCCAAGTTCCACGTCACCAATTCTTGTAGTACCGGCAATTGTTCTAATTCCATCTGCAGATAAGAATATAATGTCACCACCTAACTCCTGTATTGAATGGTGGGCTATTGAACCCACGTTCTTTGCTACTTCGGCCAATTTAAAGTCACTAACACTTGTTCCTGCTACTTTATAAATTCTTCTCTGGCAAAATATATATAATTCATTACGGAAAACTTTTAGCCCCGTAACAACATCACCTACTTTTATTTCACCACCATTGGTATCAAAGTCATCCTCTGTAAATGGACCAGAGAATATAACACTATGTGTAGAATCAGACATTCCTCCGTAAAACATATGGTTGGCAAAAGATTTTACAAACTTAGGATTGGTAGGAGCTGTGCCACCACCTGTTGCATTTATTATATCTTCTGCGTAACTTGTATTTAATGAAAATGCTGCAGATGCTCCTGTAGCTATTATTATTCTATCTGTACCATCGTAGTTATACTTGTCAAAATCGTATGTGTAACTTGTACCTTTACTTGTAGCTCTACTTGTCCAACTGCCACTTGTAGTTCCTGTGTATACTGTACCCCCTCTTCCTGCTACAATAATACCGTTGAATATTGCAGACATCATCACCCGTTCATCAGCAGCTGCTACTTGTGGTACAATAGTAGAATTATATTTTGTTGTACCATTTAATTTTCTATATCCACCAGCTATATTAGGTTCAAAGTTAGCAAGTTGTAGGGCTTCCCCCGGATGCATAGTGAACACGTCTTTGTTAAGTACAAGGCCTCCTGCACAACTGGCTGTAAATGGTTTTTGATAAGAAGTATCTGGCATGTTATATCCTTGTGTCTCTCATGTACGATTTTGTATTAATATATTCTGATCGCATTATCTGTAGTAATTTTTCATACTCTGCATAAGCCATTTGAGCAGCTTGAGGATCAGAACGAAGTTTATAAGCATGGTAATTAGATCTTGTTATAATTAAATCTTTAAATCTATCATCTAAATCCATAGTATCCCCATGGGCTGATAGATCTGTGTGTATCTTCCAATATTCATATTGTATTTCATAGTTACTTTGATCTGGTACAGGAGATAATCCAAACTTTTTATCTTGGGTAGGATATACATAATCCGGTTTACCAAAAGATGATTCTGAGTTTGTTAAATCTCTTTCTAAATATTTTGTATTCCAATCGTCATAAGTCATATACCTTAATTTTTTTACGGGCATATCTTCTGAAATTCTTACATAATCTACATCTAAGTTATTAGCATCACTGTTAATAACAGTAACATATGTTGTTGCAACAGATGCTGTGAATTTTGTATTTAAAACATTTCCCTCTCCATAATTTGTTACAGATACTGTATCACTTAAATCTGTTGTATCATGTGCAGAAGTACCAACTTTTATAGCTAAACTGGAACCTCCTGAAGAAGAATCTACTACTCGTACTTGTATTCTATATACTTTATTTTTAACAGTAGATATAGCTTGTGAAACTGCTGCATCATTTAAACGACATCTTCCATTACCCCCTGAATTATACGCAGGAGTACCATCTCCTACAGCACCTGTTGTAGCATTTGTCCAACTGGATATATCTGAAGTAAACTCTCCATTTGTTATTAATTCTTTTGGTACAAGTCTAAATGTATCCCAGTCTACTTTTCTGTATGCAAGATCTCCACTTTGGGGAGAGGCAGCAGAAGGTAAAGCATAGGTTCTCTGTCCTGTTTGTGTATCTTGTGTAGTAGATTTATATAAATCAGGAACTTCTGATAGTGAACTATATATTTCATGCATAGATTTTAACACAAACTTTTTTACAGCAGTTTGTATTCCTCTACTACTTGAAAATGTAGTAGAAGTTAATTCTGGTTCATTTAATTCGTTTAGTACGTTATTTACTAATACTAGATATGTTGTTGCCATCACTATTTCCGTTGTCTAATTTTTTTAAAATTAAATTCAATGTTTGTTCTATAGAACGTAGTCTAAGCTCTGCTGAATCTACAACTGGCTTAGGCATGTACTCTGGATAGTCCTTTGTTACAATCAATTTTTTCCATGCTTCAGAACCTATTTTATGTACTGTCATAATTTTCTCTTTGTGTAAAAGGCAGGGGAGTTTTTAATCTCCCCCACCAGATGTTATTAAGCAAAAGTTACATTTTGATCTTCATTATCACCATGTCCATCACAATCTGCTACGACTGCGAAAACTCTAACTTTAGCTGAGGTTGTTACCCCAACAGAGGACACTATATCAATAGTATCAGCTGCTGCATAGTAAGCATAGCCAATAGAGGTAGTTCCAAGACTGGAATCACCTGCTTGTGCTCTTGTTGTTTCTATCCCTGCAGTAGGAGTAGATGCTGCGATCCAACGATCCACATCAGCTCCATCTCCAAGAGATAAGGCATTAGAATTACCAGAACCATCTGCAGTTAGGACATCCATCCCTGCATATAGAACTAGTGAATTAGCAGGTAATTCTATCACTTGTATGATATCAGTTCCTGCTGTTGTAAATTCGCTAAAGTCTACGATTTCACTATAAACTTTAACGGTAGGTGCACTGGAGTTATGACCAGTTGCACCACCACCTGTTACGGTCCATGTTGCCATTTATCATTTCCTCCAATTATGTGTTAAAATCTGCGACACCAGCGAATACACCTTTGTATCCAGAACCTGATCCTCGCAGTACTTTGCGACCAAATACATGAAGTCCACGCACCACGTCAGCAAAACTATCTGGATCACGTATCACTTCAGTTTTAGCGATATGTGAAGCAGTTGCTACTGCAGACATATGTCCAAATAGAACATACATCTCACCAGATGTTGCTGATGGTCCAAAAGTCGCAGCTGCTGCTGTTCCTGCTGCACCTACTACCATAGTGTTAGATTGATATAAACTCAATCCATGTATTTTTCGGTCTGTTATTCTTCCGTTCATCAAAGCAGATTGGCCTTCACCAGTAGCTGCTGAATCCAATATCATTGGTGCTCCAGCTGCATCAGTTTTTGCTAATCTTATTTGTGTCCAGAATTGAGGTGGTGCTACACACCAACGATTTTCTTCAGGTACATCGTTCTCATCAAGAATTTGCTGTGCTGTACTTAGCATGTTTAATGCTTCGTTCACAGTATTGATGGAAACCGCAGATCCTGCAGTACCTAAATTACTATCGGTAGCTGCGTTATCAGCAATTGCTTTAAGAACATTGTAGTCGTAGTTCTTTTTCAATGCATATGCACCAGAAGAAGTAGCGAGAGCCTCCCAATTAGCGTGTGCTTGTCTTTCCTCTATGTCATCAACTTTAAATGCAAAGTAATTTCCTTGATCAATAGTCAATTGAATTTGATCATCGGAAAGTTCTTGTGTATTTACAGTTGTGCCACGAGCATAAGAAGCAACAGTAATGGTAGGTTCTTTTAGTATATTTACAGTATCTCCAAAGTTCTCAATTTCTCCGGTGTAATCAGTATTTGTAATTGCTTCAGCAACTGATGCTCTACGGAAATATTTAAGAACTTTTTGACTGTATATTGCCGGTGCCCAATTACCTTTTGCAAGGTTATTATAACCACCTGCTCTTGCCATAGTAGCCATACTATAGTCCTTCCTAGTTTAAGTTATGCTGTATGATCAACACGCCCTTCTCTTTGGGCAGCATCAATCTCAGCTTCATGTTTTTCAAAATCCCAAGGTTTCATCAATTGTATTTCAGACATTTTCCACATTCTTTGATTTCCTCCAGTATTAATATTTACTGGATTAGTCTTAGTTATTGCCTGAGCTGCACTTGATTTTCTCTTGGAGCTAACTTTATTTGGCGAGATACCCACATCAGCTTTGTATAAATCAACAGTACGAATTGCCCATTTAGAATCGGTATTGTTTTTACGAATACCATCCGCTACATTGGCAGGTTGTTCCTCAAGCCATGCTAAAAATTCAGGAGTAGCCTTGATTTCATTAAAATCAGGGTGGGCTGAAGTTAGCTGCTCATATGCAGACTGTACAATTAACTTTTGTTCTTTTTTAGTAAGCTCATTAATTTTAGCTTTAAGATCAACGGTTTTTTGTTCAGCCATATCATGAGAGATAGTTTCTACAACTTGATATACATCAGGATATTTATCTTTAAACTGCTCTAACTCTTCCCTAGTTTTAGGGGGAGCATAAGCTTGTTCTTTTTCAGCCACATTAGCTTGGGCAGCTAGAGTTTCTTTTTCTTGCTTCCATTCATTTAGTTTCTGATCATAGTACGTTTTTAAATCATCATATCTCTTTTTGTAATCATGCTCGGCTTTTGATTCTCTATAATCATCAGCCTTTTCTGTAGGAACTTCTTCATTCTTAGGAACTGCACTCATATTATTTGAATCCATAAAACCTTCAGCCCCTTGTTGGGTAGCCTTTTCGGTGCCAACGGCTTCTTGTTCTATTGGATCGTCTTTATATACATCCTCTTTATAAGCTCCTTGATACAACTTTTCTCTTCCATCATCTTTAATGGGTGTATCGGGCTTATTTGTAGTCTTCAGTTTTTTCGCCATTTTTCTTTTCCTTCATGTGGGGCCTTCTCTAGGGTAGCCACTTCAGTTGTTGTATGTAGGGGCCATTGAAGAAACGGGTAGCCTACGCTATATTTAACCCGGAGGTTAAAACTATTGTAAGTTCTCTATTACGCTATTTGCATAGTTTTCTTTTTCACTATCATCTTCATGCCCGTAATAGGAACCTAAAAGTCCTTTTAAAGTATTACTTTCTTCTCTTAAAGATTTTAATTGTAATACTCTTTTGTAAATATTTTTGTATATTTTTTCTGCATTGTCTGGGAGTAATTCTGGAGGTATACCCTGTTCTTGTTTTGATTTATTACTTGGTAAAAAGTATCCTTCTTTTACATATTGTATAAATTCTTGTGGGGTTATGCCCAGTACTTCTAGTGCGGCTCTACCTTTAGGACCTTCTTCTGTAGATACTGAACGAGATGCACTACCATCAAATAGTTGTAAATTTATATTTAATGTTTGTGCAGCAGTTATTTTATCTACAAAACCCTGCTCTGTATCACTGAGTAATTTTACAAATTCTGGATCTGTTAGGGTTCTTTTAACAATTTGCACTGGACCAAACGCTGAACTTTTCCCAGCTGGAGAAAAACCTTCACCAACTTTTACAAAACTAAATTTAGGGGTATCTCCTCGCCATTCATGTTTTGCTGTAGCATCATAGAGTTGATCGGGTGTGTAACCAAAATATTTTACTTCAGGAGTTGGTCTGTCTCCAGTTTCCATAGGTACAAAATCAGGAGCTTTAACATTATCTTCCTCAACATAATCTGTTTTAGGAAGAGTTTCTGTTACTGGATCTGTTTTAGGAAGAGTTTCTATTACTGGATCTGTTTTAGGAAGAGTTTCTGTTACTGGTTTATTTTTTTCAATCTGCCTTTGCATTAAATCCATTTGGTTTTCTCTATCTGGATCTTTAGGTAAAAGTCTTTCTCTAGAACCATCATGTTGAACATCTAGACCTTCTGCTGCTTCTTGTATAATTGGAGGTAAGTTATTTTTTTCTTTAGGTTGTTCTGCTAGTATTTCTTTAGTTTCTTCTGTTCCTACACCGTTTATTTCTTCTAGTTTATCGTAACCTATAACTGCTGCAATAACATCTGGAATAATAACTTCCCCTTTAGATACAAGTATTTTTTCGGCATCTACAGGAATTTTAGAAGTATCTAACTTTACTCCTTTTTCTTCTAAATAAGTTATGGCTTCTTCTATTAAATCATATAATTTTCTTACACCTATTTTTCTAACAGCTGCAGCGTTTATTACAAATCCATCACTTTCTGCAGGTACATCATCAGCTGTGCCAGATTTATCTGCATCTTTTGTGTTTACTACCCCTACAGGACCTGCAGCAACTTGTCCAGCCTCTTGTTCTGCTGGTCTTTGCATAGGTTGTACCATTTCTCCTCCTAAAGCTGCCATTTGTGGGGCATTTTGAGGTGATTGTTCCTGTACGGGTCTAGGAGGTACCATAGGTTGAGTTTGACTTTGTTGGGGTACACCAGCACCTTGCACAGACTCTAGGGGTACTCCTTGAGGATTTATAGAGGATGTTTCTTCTAAATCTTCTGGATTTTGACCTGTTGCCTTTTGGAGAAGCCCCATAAACTGAGCAACTATAGGTTTAGCTTGTTCCATAAAATTTTGTTCTTCAGGACTGAGGTTTTGCTGTATTAAAGCTTCTAGTTTTTCGGTTTCTACCCCGGCACTTCCTTCTGTTGTAAATTCTTGGTCAAATTCTGATATTTCAGGCATCTTCTATTAACCCCGTTACATATTTAGCTCGTCTAGCAGTTTGTTTTGACC